CGGCGCCACGGCCGCACCTGGTGCGCAACCTGGTCGGCGTCCAGCTGCTCGAGCTCGAGGCGCGCGATCGCCGCCGGCGCTGGCCAGCCCGGGTCGGATCCACCTGGTCGACCAGCTGCTGCAGCTGCAGGATCCCGCCGGCGCCGCGGCCGCACCTGGTGCGCAACCTGGTCGGCGGCCAGCTGCTCGAGCTCGAGGCGTGCGATCGCCGCCAATGCACCTGGCCAGACGCATCAAACGGGCCTCTATGACGCGCGCACGGTTGGAGGTGCCGCAGAGCGTCCGCGCACCGTGCGCAGCGCCTGCGACGCCCTGGGCGGCCCCCTGGGGCTCCTGGAGGGGGATCCCCAAGGCAAGGCCGCCTGCCCCGCTGCTGCGGAGGCCCCTCCCCGCCTCCGGGCTTCGCTTGGGGGCCTGGTTCTAATGCAGCCCCAGGAGCCGGCCGGAAACAGGCCTGGTGCGGCCTTCAGCCGATTTGCTGGCCGCGTCACCTGATGCGGTTTGATGCGCCTGTAGGCGGTTTTGATGCGTTCTAGCGAGGGGCAAAACCCTATGGCTCAGAAAAAGGAACCCGAACACCCCCCAGGCAGCGCACGCCGGGGATCGGGGGATGCCGTGGATGTTGGCGTAAGTACCTGATTCCTAAGAAATTTCCATCCCCCACCATCCACGAAAAGGCCGTGGAAAGGTCGGGGAACCCGGGGATGAAAATTTAGGCAGCGGGGAAAAGTCGGGGAAATGCGGGTGCGGGTCGGGGATGCGCGAAATTCTTTCCTTCCCTCTATTCCTCTCTCTTTTCATAGCTAAAAAAAAGAAAGAAGTAGGAGGACGGCGCCGGCCACAACCATGGAAGAAATGAGGCCCGCCGTGGAAAAACTCAGCATATCCGGGGATTTTCGGGGGTAGTTCGGGGATGGTAGTTGCTCAAGAATCAATGACTTACGTCACAAGAGGGCATAAATCCCCGGGTTTTCTGTGCTGCCTGTGCCCTGCTGCTGGCGAGTGGAAACCGGCGGCCGCCGGCGCCGTCTTGGCCCGGTTTCATAGGCGGCCGCGGGGTCGACCAGGTGCTGGGCATGGCTCGAGGCGGGCGCTAGTGTCGCTTAATATCAACATGGTATTAACATCAAGTAGATACGATATAAATATTTATTCAATCTCATGTTGATATCAACATGATGTAGAGATACAATCAGCGCATCAAGTCCAGAACGAAAGGAAAACCATGTGCCATGTGCCAGCGGTCTACACCCGCATCACCCCGTTGCATCCTACCGTTGCAGCGGAATTTGAGATCCGGCGCTCGATCGTCGCCGGCGAGCCGAATCCGTTCGTATGGGTGCGCGGCGCTGCAGCCGGCCAGGCCGACACGCTGCGCGAGTGCGAGAAAGCGGCCTTGATGCACTTGCGATCGCTTCCGGCGCGCCGATAGACCGGCTGAGCCGTTCACCGAATTTGCAATATTGACAATCACGCCTGCGGAGCTGCAGGCATACCACCAGGGAACAAAATGAACATGACCGATTGGAACAACATGCTGGAGAAAACCCGCGCCGCGATCACCGGCTACGAAATGACCCTTGACGCGTTGTTCGACGCGCCGCTGCCCGAGGCCTATGTGGTGGTATGCCAGGGTCTGCCACTGGCCTTCGATGTGGTCGAAGGCGAAGCGACCAACCCACGCCCCGAGCTGCCCCAGCTGGCGACTCGCTTCACCCTGGATGATGCCGCCGAGGTCGCGCGCCAGATCGAGAACGGCAACGGTCGGCAGGGCGAGGTCATGCATGTCCGCCACGCGATCGCTGAGGCCCTGGCGCGTCAGCGTGAACTATTGGCTATCCTGGTCGAAAATACTGAAACGCAATCATAACTACAGTAAGTTGATATCAACTGAATATAGAATTACAATCGAACCGCTATAAACGAAAGGCCACAACATGACAATCTATGCAGTAGCGAATAAAAAGGGCGGCGTTGGCAAGTCCACCACCTCGGTGCAACTGGTGACCGGCTTGTCCCTGGCCGGGCGTAGGGTTTGGGCGGTCGATGGGGACGATGAACAGACCTCCATGCACCTGGCCCTTACCGCCCGGATCCTGGCGGATTTGCCTGGGATCCCATCGGTGCCGCTGACGGATGGCCCGTCCATGCGTGCCCAGGTGCTCCTGCAGGCGGGGAACTTCGATGACGTGGTTATCGACGTGGGGGCAAAGGATTCAGGCGCGATGCGGGCCGCGTTGTCGCTGTGTGACGTGATGGTGTTTCCGTTTGCTCCACGCTCGTTCGATGTGTGGGCATTCGAAAATACAGTGAATCTGGCCCGGGAAATGCAGCAGGTGAAAGACTTCAAGGTGTTGGCTTTCCTGAACAAGGCGGATCCAGCTGGTCAAGAGGCCGACAACGAGGCGTCGATTGAATATGTGTCTCAGTTTGGTTTTGAGATCAGCAAATGCAGGCTGGGCGATCGCAAGGCGTTCTCCCATGCCAGCGCGGCCGGCCGTCATATCAGCGAATTCAAGGGCGCACCACCGGACGCCCGCAACGAAATGTACAACCTGCTCGAGGACATTCGCGCATTCGCGGACAGGTCAAAGTAGTCTCAACACAACATCAGGTTGATATTAAAGGAATATAGAAATGGTATCGAAAATCTTGCCCCGCCCAGGTAGCAATCCGGCAGGGCTCAAGCCAGGCGTAACCGAAGATCAGGTCGCGGCCCTCATCGGCGCCGCGCCGGACGCTAAGCCGAGTGCGACGTCGACGCCGGCGCCGGCGTTGATTCCGAAAGGCGGCAGAAAGAAGCCGATCAGCTTGACGATCGACGCGCATATCCTGGCGGCACTGGACAACAAGGCCGCCGCGCTTGGCCTCAGCCGTGCGGCAGCGTTCGCGCTGGCGGTCTCGCGCTTCATCGCGGCCGAGGAACGCGAGGCGAACAGGTAAAAAAAGTGGCCGCGCGAGGCGGCCACAAAGGTGATCACAGTCGCCTATGCAGCAACTGTCGGGGAGCCACCAGGGCGGCCTGGCAGCATATTCAGTGAAGCGGGCCGCGCAAGGCGGCCGCTGTATTATCGCCAACATTTGCACCCACGCGTTTATGGCGGTGCAATAAATTTCCTATGTGTCCCGCATCCGACTCGACGGCGATCGCCTCGAGCTCGAGCAGCTGGCCGTCGACCTGGTGAGCCGCTGCAGCAGCTGGCCCACCAGGTCGGCGCCGGCCGGCGCGCTACTCGTTCCGCCAGCCGACCGACAGGCCGAAGTTGTTCAAGGCCTCGAGCGGGATCGCGGAGAGGTGGCCAACGCGGCGCATCAAAATGGTCCGCTCCAGTTCCTTGGGCTTCCCGGCTTCGTCCAGCAACAGGATCCCGGCCGACATCATCTGACGCTTGAACACTGCAGCGGTCTTGACCGGCAGAGAATTCCACTTCTCGCGCAGGCTCGAGGAGCTCGACAGGTGGTCCATGATGTGCTGCGGCCGCACCAGCAGGCAATCCTTGCCGTCCACCACTTCGAACTTGTACGGGTGCTTGAAGTTGCTGGCGTCGATCTCGGACAGCGCCGTTTCCATGATCCAGACCCACGGCGAGCGGTCGCTGCTGGTCTCCGAAATATGGGCGTTCATCTCGGCCAGGAGGTCCTTGCCGAATGCACCTTCGGAATAGTCCATGCCGGCGAACTCGGCCAGGAGTCCCCAGGCCAGCAGCACGGCCGCGTAGTTGCCGGCCATGCGCCTGGCGCCGCTGTCGTCGCCGCCGGCGCGGCTGTTTTTCAGGCAGTACTCGCGCAGCCCGGCGTACTTCTCCAGCACGGTGGCCTTGTCGAGCTTGGTCAGGAATTCCAGCCACTGGCGCACTGGGAAGTGGGGCAGGTCGTCGGCCATGAAGCCGTTGGCCTTGTTGGTCAGATCCGTCCGGACCACCTTGCCGGTGAGGCTCTTAACGGGCACGTCCTCGCCGGCCAGCATCACCGGCGCGCACAGCAGGAACTCGGTCATTTCGGAGCCGCGCTTGGTAGTGGTGTACTGATACGACTCCTGCAGGATCGCCACGGCCTTGTCGATCACGTCGGTGCGGCGGGCGCTCAGCTCCTCCCAGCCAACCGGATGGCTGGTGTAGCTGATGCTGGTCATCAGGCGGAATTCCGTCTGCAGGCTCTGGCCCGAGAACATGGTGAAGGCCAGGGAGCGCTCGAGGCGCTTCACCAGGGTGGACTTGCCGGCGCCCTTGTCGGCCTGCATCGTGATGTGTGGCCAGAATCCCAGGAAGGCCTTGAGGTGGCCGCCGAGTGCCCAGACCAGGGGGATCGCGCCGGCGTTGCTGGTGTAGGTGGCCTGATACGCTTTGATGACCCTGCGCGCGTTCGCGGTCGGCCCGGAAGGGAACGTCAGGTTGTGATACGTGCATTGCTTCTCGGCTTCGGTGAAATAGCAGTCCGGCCCCTCGTTGACAGCCAGGCGGCCGTCGAGCCAGGCCAGGCCCACGAAGTTGGCGGCCTTGCGTGCGCCGAGATCCGCGGTGCGCTCGAGGATGCTCACCATGCGCGAGAATTCGGCCGGCTTCCAGATCGGGCCGAACTTCGTCCAGGTGTTCGTGTTGTGCAGCTGGTCGTCCATCAGGACCTTGCGGACCAGCTCGGGGCCGTGGCGGGGAACTTGGACCGTCACGGAAAAGTACACGGTAGGGGAGTGGTCCCGATCGCCGGTCATGGTGGCGGTCGAGCTGGCGACCGATACCCGGCTCAGGGATGCGACCCGGAAACCGCACAGGTCGTGGTAGATCGGGGTCTCGTCGCCGGTTTCCTTGTTTTCGTCCATCCTGGCGATGTACTTGGTGAAGTCCAGGTGCGGCCGGAATTTCCAGTATTGGGCGTAATCGTGTGCTGGCAGGTAGACGCGCGCCCGGCCCTTGCGCGAGACGTTGCCGGCCATGCCGGCGATCAGCCAGGTCTCGTAGGTGTCCAGGGCCTTGGCCAGCTTCTGCGCGCCGCGCGCCTGCAGGTAGTCGTTCACGTCGTTGATCGGCTTGCCGCCGTTCTCGTCGCCTTCAACCTTGTCCCACTCCTCCTGGTCGACCAGGACTGCGCTGATGTTGATGGCGGTCAGGCGCTCGTACAGGATCCAGGCGGCCTCTGGGCCGGGACGCTGGCCGGCGCGCTGGTGGCCGTCCGGGAAGGGCTCGTCGTTGTCCATGCAGATCACCACCTGTTTGCCCTGCAGGAAGGCCAGGTCGATGGTCGACGCGTTGCTGAGGCCGCGGAGGGCGATCGCTGCAGTCTTGGGGATGCTGCAGGTGTCGATCGACAGGGCGTTGATCGGGCTTTCGACCACGTACACGCGCTGGGCGCGCTCGAGCTTGCGGGGGTCGGCGGTCCAGTAGTAGCCGTCCTTCTCGCCCTGGGCCTGCGTCTTGACGTCGCCATTCTGGGCCGGATCCAGGAAGCGCATGTCGACGGCCACCACTTGGCTGGTGTCGGGCGAGCGCACGATGAAGGCCGCAGCCGGGCCGCCATAGCCCACCTCACCTGGTTGTTTCTTCGGGCTGGTCCATTCGTTGAATCCCAGGGTCTTGGCGCGCAGCGCGGCATCGATCGCGCCGGCGCCGATCGCGCGGCCCTGCAGGTAGTCCCGCACCTTCTCGCGGGCGGCGATGCAGCGGTCGGCAATGTACTCGACCATGCTCTTGTTTTCCTGGGCCGGCTTATCCGGAGTGTCGAAGGGGATCGCGTATTCCTGGTGCAGGTATTTCAGGGCATCGGAGGCGCTGCAGCCCTGGGTGAACATCACCATGTCGATGCAGGAGCCGCCGGCGTCGCCGCTGTGGTCCTTCCAGCCGGTGCCGTGCTTGGGATGGTCGATGTAGATCGACAGGGAGGGATTCTTGTCGGGGTGGTGCGGCGAGTGATACAGCGCATCGTCGCCACCCTTTCCCTGCTTGATGCCGAGCCTGGAGGCCAGGTCATGCAGCCGAGGGTTTACGATCCGTTTTACTTCGTCAATATTAGCCATCTTGCAACCTCTTTCTCGGGCGTCACCACGTGGTATTGCCGCAGCGTCTCCAGCTGCGGCAGGGTCTAGTCGTGGTTGGGTATTACAGGGCGCCGGCCGCAGCCTGGCGAATCACGCGCAGCACTTCCGGCAGCGGGTAGCAGCGCTTCTTGCCGTCCGGGCCGTTGATGAAGAGGGCGTAACTCGTGGTGAGGTCAAGGTTGATATAGGAGCGGCAGGTGCCGGCCGTCAGCTCGCCAAAGGCTTGCCGGGCCACGTCCGTGGCTTCGTCCAGGCTGGCCGTCGCGCGGTCGATCAGGTGATAAGCGCAACGGGCGATGAGGCGGGGGCGATCCGGTGTCAGATGCTCGTCCTGGTGTTGCTGCAGAAATTCGATTGCAAGGGTGTAAAGCGGATTAGGTTGCATGGCTTTGTGCATAGGTTTCTCTTCGATCACGCGGGTAATAACTCCAGCTGTTCTCTCAACATCGCCATTACGTGTGGCGAAATCGGGAGCCGGATGTCTTTTTTAGGTTTTGCCGACGGCGAAAGAGTACGAACCACCTCAAGCTGCGCAACGTAGGTATGTCCGCACTCAGGGTCTACACAAACGTAAACTATTTCCCTCAAGGTAGCGGAAAGCGCCTTGCTGGTGCGCGCGTTTGCTTTCGATTCGCAATGTGGGCAACAGATTGTAATTCTCAGGCTCATTTGTGTAATTCCTGGCGATCCCTGGCGGACAAGTCCAAACCGTTCCTTTTATTGCTTTGCGGCATTATTGCTATGCCGTTACGCCTTTTTCATAGGCGATAGATGCTGTTCGGTAGATAATCCCCTCGCGCACCGGCGTCGTTTCCCACTCTCAACAGCCAACCGCGATCACTGTGTAAGGCTCAATAATACTGTATATCCGTACAGTGTTTCTCAGTGACAAATGGCAAGAAAGTGGATGTCAGAACTACAATTTGCAATGCGTGATTACAATAAAAGTAACATTTTGTAAGCCAACATTGCGCTCCGTAAATTGTACGCTCTACTCCGGTTCCGCGCAGCAACTTCGGACAACCTTTTGCAATGTAAAGCTCAAAAATGGAACAAAATAAGCCATCCGTAACAGACATAATCGACAGAATGAAAACTGTGCTTGGCATCCAATTAGACAAAGAGTTATCCGAGGTGCTTGGTGGGTCGCGCGGCTTTATCAGCGTGCTAAAGAATCGGGGCTCAATCCCCTATGACGAATGCGTCATTTTTGCGCTCGATCGGAATATCAGCCTGGACTGGCTGATTCTGGGAAGGGGCACAAAGGAAGCCGGCGGCGCGGCGCCGGCCCCGATCCCGGCCCACATGGTCGAGGTGCCATTATTGGATGCGATGGACTGGCCGAAGGCGTTCGAGGAACAATCCTGGTACGTGCCGCGGCAATGGCTTGACCAGGAGCGACTGGAAGCTGGTGACGTTATCGCCGTGCGGGTGGTGGGGGATGCTATGGCGGACACGCTACCCGAAGGGCACGTGGTCCTGGTGAATTGCGCTCAGCAGTCTGCAGATGGGCTTTACCTGGTGCGCTTCGATGATACCCATGCTTATTTCCGCAGGATCCAGCACATGGTGGATGGATCGCTGCGTATGTCGTGCGATAGCCCGGGCTATGTCGCGGAGGTTGTGCCGGCCGCCGATCGGGACCGGCTGCAGATCATTGGCTATTGCCACTCGGTAGTGCGAGCTGTGCGGTAGGCTGTTTCTTCCCCAGGGCGTTGTAAATGGTGGCCCGGCTCACCCCGTAGCGCTTGGCCACGTCCACCACGGTGATCTGCGGATCCTTCAACAGCGCCTCGATCTCCCGGATCTCCTGTTCTCCCAGCTTCGACCGCCGGCCGCCCATGCGACCGCGTGCTCGAGCTGCCTTCAATCCCTCCATCGTGTTTTCGTGGATGACGTCGCGCTGATACTGCGCCATGGCTGCGAACACGCCCAGGAACAACCGGCCTTGCACGCTCGAGGTGTCGATCTGTTCCGTCAGGCTCTTGAAGCCAATCCCCTTTTCTCCCAGCTCGTTGATGATCTGCACCAGGTCGACCAGCGATCGCGCCAGGCGGTCCAGGCGCCAGACCACCAGGGTGTCGCCGGCGCGCAGCGCGCGCAGCACGGCCGCCAGCTCGGGCCGGCCCGACTTCGCGCGGCCGCTGGCCTTGTCCTCATAGATCTGGCCGCACCCGGCGCGCTGCAGGGCGTCCCGCTGCAGGTCCAGGTTCTGGTCGACCGTGGACACCCGGGCGTAGCCGATCAGCAGGCCTCCGGTGATGATGTCCAGGTTGTTGGTGGCGGTCGGGTGTCGCATTACGCCTCCTTCCCGAAGTCCATCCCGATCCAGGTCGGGGGGCGATCCTGGCGCGCCGCCTGCGCGGCCACGGCCGCGGGGCCTTGCCGCACCTGGTGCATCATCGCTTCCTTGAACTGCGCCGCGGTGAAGCCGGCGCGCATCGCGCGGTCGACCAGCTCGCGCCGCACCTGGTCGGCGTGCCTGTTGATCGCCGCGAGCTCGGCCGGCGTCGCCGGCATGATCCCATCCGGTCCGATCGGGCCGGTGCAGACCGTGCGGTCGTATAGCTCGGTGCGGCGGTCGTACTCCTCGGCCAGGGCCACCAGTTCGCGGTCCTTGGCCTCGATCGAGAATTCGCCTTGAAACAGCGCCCGGTACTGCTCGGGCGTCAGCTGGTCGTCGCCGGTGGCGCGCAGCGCGCGCGCGATCGCGGTCCGGCCGAAGCGGCGCGGCATCATAAGAACGGTTTTCATTGCTCTACAGGCTTCCACGACGATGCCGTATCGTCATCCGTCACCTGGACGCCACTGGCGATCCATACCTTGCCGGACTCATCGACCGCGTAATTACCAATGCGCCAGTGCTCCGGATTGCGAAGACAATCTACCCAACCGCCTGCGACACCGTCGAACACCACAACGACACCACCGCGGCCCTCATAGCCCTTCGCCACCCGCCACTGCTGAGCAATATCACGAACATCCATAGGAACCTACCCTTTCTGTATAAAAATTAAGTTTCAACGTGGTTTGTTAGACATAGAAAACTATACAGGGTTTTTAGACACTTCCAGTGTGAAAAAAGGGCCGGTTGGCCCTTTCTTGTTGAGTGTCTAAAAAACCGTGGTTTGTTAGACAGCCGCCGGCTATACGTACCGCGCCGTCGTGACAGCAGAATTTCCTTGCCGGAAAACCCACCAGAGGAATCCGGCGCCGATCGAGGTCATCGTATCGGTTCAACCCGAAAGGAAACGATATGCGAAAGTTGAGAATTGCCCGCCAGGCCAGTGCCTGCCTCTCCCAGCTCATGAGGGCCGGGTATTACCTGGTGAAGTTGTGGACGCTGCTTCACCCTGGGCCGTGATCGGTGCCGGCCGGCGCCGGCGGCGATCGCGCAGGCCTCGAGCTCGAGCAGCTGGACGTCGACCAGGTGCGCACCAGGTGCGCGGCCGCGGCGCCGGCGCGCTACTTGGTCTTGCCCTGGTCTGCGGCTTCGCTCGTCTCGAGCTCGAGCGATGTAGACAGGCCGCCATCCGAAATGGTGTGGCTTGCGCGCTGGACCAGCCAGGTAGTGCCGTCGATCTCGGGCTTGAAGCCGCTGACCGATACCTGCAGCTCGGGCCGGATCTCGGGCCGGCCCAGGGCGAGGGTATAGCCCATCACCGCCTGGCCGCGCTTGACCCGCTTGTATTCCGACGTCGCCGCCGCCTTGGCCTCGGCTTCGGTGGCGTAGGTCTCGGGCAGCGTCTTGGTGTTGCGGTTCACCTCGCCACCCACGATCACCTCCTTGCGCTTGCCCTTCTTCCCGTTGTGCCAGTAGGCGCGCACGCCCTCGTAGTTCTCGCGGTCGGCAACGTGGTACCGGTGCTGGTCGCCGTCCTTGCGCGTGATGCTGATGACCGGCAGCTTTTTCCCGCTGGCGGTCTCGCCCTGGCCGATCGGCATGAACAGCAGGTTGCCTTCCTTCACAGTCATAACGGCGTCGTACCGTTTCGCCAGGCGCGTCAGGAAGGCCATGTCGCTTTCGTGGGTCTGGTCGATGTGCGGGATCACGATCTTGCCCAGCTGGTCGCCTATCACCGGCTTGAGGCTGTGCTTGCCGGCGATCGCCTTCACGATGCCGCCCAGGGTTTGACCGTGCCAGCTTTTTTCCTGGCGCGTGCCCATGTTCTTGGTCATGGACGCGCTGCGCGCGCGCAGGGTGAGGATATCCGGGGACCCGCTGTGCTCGACCTCATCCACGGTGAACGTGCCCTTGTCGACCAGGGGCTGGCCAGCCCATCCCATGGACACGGCCAGGACGGCGCCGCGGGACGGCAGGGCCAGCTGGCCGTCGCTGTCGTTGAGAACGATGTCGAGCATGTCGGCTTCATCGCTGCGGCATTCGTTGATCGTCAGGCTGATAAGGCGCGGGGCCAGCTTACTGCTGAGGTTCTTGCCGTCCAGGGTGACGACGAAATCAGGGGTAGGCTGTCGCATTTATTCCTCGCTCGCCAGCTGCTCGGCCGCCAGGCTTTCGTCAACCCGGGACAGGCCAACCGTGAAGTCGATCCGCCGTGGCGTGCCGTCCTTCTTGTGGCCGTTCTGGGTCTCGTTCACGTACTCGATCACGAAAGCGCCGTACACGTTGCCGGTCGCGTCGACCAGGACATAGGCATCCCCGGCGTCGGCCATTGCGCGCAGATCCTCCAGGTACACCGCATCCCCGGTGATCTCGGGGACCAGGACGCCGTTGATGGTCACCACGTCCTCGCCCGGGCCGAGGTACTGGCGCGCATCCCGGGCGCCCACGCGCGAGCTGCTGCGGTGTTTCCACTGCGTTTGCCGCTGCAGCTCTTGCCAGGGCAGGGTGTCCATGCCAAAGGTGAATTGATCCAGTGATAGCAGCATGGAAACTTCCTCAATCGGTCAGGCGCGAGCCGATGCGCGACTGCTTCGCGCGCTCGCGGCGGTCCAGTTCAGCGGCCACGGCGCGCGCGATCGCGGCCGGGTCCATCCCTGGAGCGGGGTTGATGTTGATGGTGTACGTGTTATTCCCGCCACCTGCAGCGCCGGCGCCGCCAGCTGCGGATCCTGCGCCGGCCTTCGGCGTGAGCACGGATGCGCGCGTGTCGATCGGGACCGGGTTGACGATCGACGCCTTGGCCGCGGCCGTCACCGGCTGCGCCGCCGCTGCCGGCGACTTCGCCGCGGCCGCCACTGGCTGCAGCTGGGCCGGCGCCGCCGCCGCCGCCGGCGACTTCGCCACGGCCACCACCGGCTGCAGCTGGGCCGGCGCCGCCGCCGCTGCCGGCGACTTGGCCGCGGCCGCCATTGGCTGCAGCTGGGCCGGTGCCGGTGCCGCTGCCGGCGACTTG